ATGACGCATATATCGTAGCACACCGCACAGAAATGCGCGTGGGTGAGCTTGTAGAGATGGGCTATAACTTTGAAGAAGTTGTAAACCTAGATGGCTTATACGGTGCATCAGACATATCTGAGGCAGAAGATATAGAGCGCAGAGGCTACTCTCAGGATGACTATGAGGATCAAGAGGGCGATGCTGCAATGCGTGCTGTGGCAATTACAGAAGCCTATATGAAGATTGATGTAGATGGCACAGGAATACCCGTTCTGCACAGGTTCATTTGTGGTGGTACTAATTATAAGCTGCTGGACCTAGAGCCAATAGATCATATTCCATTTGCAGTATTTGAAGTAGACCCAGAGCCGCACACATTCTATGGTAGAAGCCTAGCTGAGCTTGTAATGGATGATCAAGATGCAGCCACAGCAATACTCAGAGGTATTCTGGACAATGTAGCCATGACCAACAATCCAAGAATAGGCATTGTGGATGGCTCAGTAAATATAGATGATGTGCTTAATAATGAGATAGGCGCGATTGTGCGTATGAGACAAGCAGGGGCTGTGCAAGAGCTAACTGTGCCATTTACTGCAGGTCAAACGCTAGGCGCGTTAGGTTATATGGATCAGCTTGTTGAGGGCAAAACAGGTGTGACCAGAGCAAGCATGGGGCTAGACCCAGATTCTATGCAAAGCACAACAAAAGCTGCTGTGCAGGCTACAGTGCAAGCTGCAGCAGGTCAGGTAGAGGTAATGACCAGAAACCTTGCTGATGGCATGAAACGGCTTTTTAAGATTATGCTTTCTTTGCATGTAAAGAACACAGATGAAGAGCAGATGATGCGTATGCAGGGCCAGTTTGTGCCAGTTGATCCGCGTGTGTGGAACGCAGATATGGACGTTAATATTAACGTAGGGCTAGGCACAGGCAGAGAAGAAGAAAAGATGATAGCCTTGCAACAGGCTTTCCAAGTTCAGCAGCAGATATATACTCAGTATGGTCCGTTTAACGGCATGGTGAGCCTAACCAATATTCGCAATACTTTGACTGATATGTTAGCTGCAGCAGGTATTCGTAATTCTGATAGATATTACGCACCTATTACGCCAGAGATAGAACAGCAATTACTTGCTCTGCAGCAGCAGGCGCAGGCTCAGACAGCGCAAGGCACCGATCCTAACCAAGCATTTCTAGCGGCTGAACAAATGAAAGCTCAGGGCAAGATGCAATCTGACATGATGAAACTACAGCTAGATGCACAGAAAGCTGCAGCACAGGATGACAGAGAGCGTGATAAAATGGCGCAAGACTTGTTTGTAGATGCTGCTAAGATTGCAGGGCAATACGGAACAGCCGTTGATGTGCAGAAAGTTAAAGCAGAGCAAGATAAATTGCGAACGATAGCAGGAATTGCACAACAACAATGAGCACAGATATTAGAATACAGGCTGATGAAGCCAAGAGATTAAAGACAGACACTGCTTTTCTGCAGTTCATACAGTATGTTCGTGATGGTCAAGTAAAGGCTTTCATGGATAGCACAGCCTCTGATGTGGAGGCTAGAGAAGAAGCGCATGCTATAATGCGTGCGTTAAACCAGATCGAAATGGTGTTAGATGCAACAATTGCTGCAGAAACATTATTAGATCGTAAACAATAGGAGTAGCACCGTGAACAAAGCGACTACACTTGACAGCGCAGTAGATAGTCTACTTGCCCCACAAGAAAGCGCAGAAGCGCCACAAGAAGAAAATCTGCAAGAAGCTGCAGAAGCTATGGTTGAACCAACTCAGGATGAGAGTGAGGCTGTAGAAGAAGCGGTAGAAGATGCAGATGTCGTTGAGGCATCAGATGACGATGATGAAGTCGAATATGAAGATGATGCAACTGAATATACTGATGAGGTAGAGGCCGTTGACACAGACGCCGAAGAAATCTTGTATGACGTAAATGTAAACGGCACGCAAGAACGGCGCACCCTGAGTGAACTAAAGCAAGGCTACGCGGGTCAGAGCTATATTCAGCAAAAAATGCGTGAGAATGCGGATGCTGCAAAAAAGGTTCAAGAAGCGAACCAGCAGTTAGAAGCAGCCAAAGCGCAAGTAGCTCAGCAGCAAGAGCAAGTCTTGCAGATGGCTCAGCAAGTTCAACAAGGTGGATTACAAGCACCTACCCCTCCAAGTAGAGAACTTTTTGACAATGATCCAATTGGATTTATGGAAGAAAAGATCAAGTATGACGAGGCGGTGCAGCAGTATAACACCAAGGTTGGCGAATTAAGACAGGTGGCGCAACAGCGTCAACAGGAAACCGAAGCACAAAGACAAACATATTTGCAAGAACAGGCGAGGCTGCTTGCAGAGCATATTCCTGATATTATCCATCCCGAGAAGGGCGATAAGATTAAGAAAGATTTGGTTGACACTGGTGTGGCTTATGGATTTAGCGAGGATGAAATGGCAAGCGTCATAGATCACCGCTATGTTCGTGCTTTGAACGATGCAACTAAGTGGCGCAGGCTACAAGCAAACAAAGTTAAAGCAAAGGCAAAGGGTGAGAATGTAAAACCTGTCGTGAAAGCTGGTGCTAAACGTAGGACAGATGGTCAAGCTGCGACTCGTAGTAAAGCGCAACAAAAGTTGCGTAAGTCAGGTTCAATAGATGATGCATTGAGCTTGATGATTGACTCTAACCTTTAGTTCTAAGGAGAACAAAACATGGCTCAGCCAAGCAACACGTTCGACAGTTACGACGCTGTCGGTATACGGGAAGATCTAAGTGATATTATCACTAACATCTCCCCAGAAGAAACGCCTTTTCATACCAAATCTCGCAAAACTACTGCGAGTAATACTTTGGTGGAATGGCAAACAGACTCGCTCAGATCAAGCGCTACAAACGCTCATATCGAAGGTGACGCAACTGCTGCATCTGCGATGACCGCAACCAGCAGGCTTAATAACCGCACACAAATCTTTAAAAATGCGGTTGTTGTGCCAGATACTGATGAAGGTCTGGATAAAGCAGGGCGTGCGCGTGAGATCGCGTATCAGACCTTGAAGATAGCCAAAGAGCAAAAGCTTGACATCGAAAAAGCACTTTTCGATAACAACGCAAAGGTTGCAGGTAATGCTTCAACTGCGCGTGAGCTAGCTGGTGCGCCTGCATGGATGACTACTAACGTAAACTTTCAGTCAGGCAACTCAGGTGCTAACCCAACTGGTGACGGTACTGATGCTCGTACAGACGATGGTACGGCAACAGCTTTCTCACAAACTAAGTTTGATGCAGTAATGCAGTCAATTTGGGAGAATGGTGGTAATCCAGACACTGTGTATCTATCAGCATTTCAAATGAATGTTGCTTTAGGTTTCACAGGTAACAACAACCAAAGATCAACAGTGCAAGCTGATGATGAGGCTGTTATCAAGTCGCTGGCGGTATATGTCACACCTTGGGGAACTGTAGAGTTTATGCCAAGCCGTGAGAACCGTTCTCGTGACGTATTTATCTTTCAAGATGATATGTGGGAGATTGCTGTGCTACGTCCAACCAAAAACGTTGCATTAGCAAAAACAGGCGATAACACCACCAGACAGGTGACAACAGAGCTAACACTCTGCGCCAAAAATGAAGCTGCAAACGGTATTATTGCCGATAACACAACTTCATAATAAGATAAGGTAGGGGTGGGTAACTGCCCCTACTTACAAAAGGAGATAAAAATGAAAGTACAGGTAAAAATGAGAAGCATGTCAACGTCACAAGGCATAGCTAGAAACGGTGACGTTGTTGATCTTCCAGAAGAAGAAATACAAAAGATTATTTCAATGCGCCCAACTGCAATAGAAATATTGGAAGCAGAAGAAGCTGCAGAAAAAGCACCTGCAAAAAAGAAACGCGCTAGAAATGCAAACGGTACGCTTAAGGGTGATGATCCAAGCACACCTGATGTTAATGAGGCATACGAAGATGGCTAATACGTCCACGAAAGTTGGCGAAAAGTATATCTTTGAAGATGATAAGATTGTCGTGAAGCAAACATATGATGCTTCACACATGCTTAAAGACGCTCAGCACGCCAGAGAAGTAACAGAAAACAGCTTTGGTTCTGACTATAAGCACGTTGGAAATGTAGACATGGCTCTGCTAAATGTGTGGCTAAAAGAAGCTGGTGTGAAATGGACGGATACACAAGCGGTTAAAGATGTGCTAAAACGTAAGCTAATGAGTAATGAATTTCGTGACCTAAGAGTTTGGGAAGGTAATTATTGATGAAAAAACTTACTGCATCCTCTGCACATGAACGCATAGATGGACTTGAAAAGGACGTTGTTGCTATGCAAACTGAAATGAAAATACAATTTAAAGATTTGTACAACCGTATCAAGCGCTTAGAAGCTATTATGATAGGTATTAGCGGTGCAAGCTTATTGCTTTTGTTACGGATGACATTTTTAGGGTAAAAAATGGACCCCGTTAGCTGCGTAGCTTTAGCCACAGGCGCATTTAAAGCTCTAAAGGGTGCAGTCGCAGCAGGGCGTGATTTTCAAGATATGACTAGCCAATTGTCTACTTGGGGCAAAGCTTTCAGTGATTTTAACGAAATAGAAAAGCGAGAAAAAGACCCACCATTTTGGAAAAAGACGTTCAAAGGTTCTGATGAAGAGACAGCGATTGAGATTTTTGCCAATAAGAAAAAGATGGAGCAAATGAGAAATGAAATTAAAGACCACATTAGTTGGACGTATGGACCGTCGGCATGGAAAGAGGTCTTGGCGATAGAGGCACAAATGCGTAAGCAACGCAAAGATGAACTTTATCGTAAACAAGAACAGATAGACAATCTTATTAACTTTGCTATTGGCGCAGTTATTTTTGTTTTAAGCGGCGGTATTTTGTTTATCGCTTTTTATTTTTTAGGCAAGTGGCAAGGGAGATGGTGATGAAATTAGTATTAGGTATTTTGTTTCTAATGTTTGTAGCGGCGTTTCCGTTTCTTTATATGCTTGTAGCGAGTATTTAAATGTGGGTTTTACTTTGGTTACAGGTTATAAGCGGTAACTTTGACCACTATCACGTGGGAAGTTATTCTAGCGAAGAAGCCTGCAAAATGGCTCAAAAAGAAGCTAAAGTATTGGTAACTAACCAAAATTCTAAAGTTGTCTGTATAAAAATAGAACGGTGATACTTAAAGAGTGGCGTGCAAAATACATAATATATGACAAACAAGGATTTGTTGTTATAATTACCCGAGATAAACGGGTTGCTATGGCATACGCGAGGTCAAAGAAATGACGGAGTTTGATAAGGCTGATACCAATAACAATGGCGTTATAGAACGTGCTGAATGGAATAAACTCGCTCTTGAAGACCGTAGACTTGAAATGGTTGACCGAGACTTGAAGCGTAATGCAGAGCGCAGGTTTACAGGTTTTGCTTTAATGGGTATGCTAATCTATCCGTTTATTATCTTGCTGGCTTCAGTGCTAGGTTTTGACAAGGCTGCAAGCTTAATAACAGATATTGCTAGTGTTTATGTGATTGCAGCAAGCGGTGTAGTTGCTGCGTTCATGGGCTTCAATGCCTACAGCGCAAAAGCTGATAGCAAGAAAGCTAGTATAAAAATGGAGGATGAATAATGCTACAGTCATTAATAGGTCCAATTACTGAGTTGGCTGGCGGTTGGCTAAAAGGAAAAGCAGATGCACAAGCGGCAAACGCTAATCTTAAGCTCGTTGAGGCTGAGGCCAAAGCTACCATTATGAAGTCTGCTGCTACATCAGAGGCTGAATGGGAAAAGCTGATGGCGCAAGGCACGATGAACTCGTGGAAAGACGAGTATCTCGTAATTCTTTTCAGCATACCATTAATTCTTGTGTTTACTGGTGAATGGGGCCGTACAGTCGTTGCAGAGGGGTTCACAGCGCTGGAACAGATGCCAGAGTGGTATCAGTATACTTTAGGTGTAATTGTAGCCAGTAGCTTTGCTGTGCGCTCTGCTACAAAATTCTTTGGGAAAAAATAATGAGCGATCTAAAAGTACCTTTGGCGCTGGTTATAGCAATGATTGCACAGATTGTAGCTGGTGTGTGGTGGGTGTCAGATCAAGCACACAGGATTGAGCATCTGGAAGCGCAGGTGAAAGAAAACAGCGAATGGGTTGACCAGCTATATGCAGATACTGACAAGCTTATATCATTTGCTACGTTTACAGAAAATCGCTGGGCTGCAGCTTATGAAGAATTTGGTTATACACGACAGTGGGGAATGAAACCTGTGGAGAATGAGTAATGATAAATAAAAGAAAAAAAGCAACTGTAAAGAACATAATTAAAGGTTTAAGCAAAGCCTCAAAAACTCATGCCAATCAAGCAAAGAAGCTTAAAAAGGTTTTGAAAAGATAAAGGTTTAATTTAATGAGTGAAGCGCTAAAAGTATTGCAAGACAG